CGCTGTTCATTCCTGAAAGAGCAATTAAGGCATTAATATTTGCAACCACTTGCTGTCCACTTGCGCCGGCCCCCATGGCATCAGAAGTTAATTTTCTATCAGACGCACTTAATGTTTTATCTGCAATAGGAGAGAAAGCTCCTCCTCCCCCAAATGCTTTTGCAATTAAACTTGCTTTTGATGCCATAAGTAAAACCTCTTTAAATAGTAGCTTTAACTGTATTTATATCAAAATCTAGCTAGATATTTAGCAATATGTCCAACAAACGGTAATAACATAACAGCCATCAATAAATTCATTCCAGTGTGCGCCATTGCTATTCGTAATGTATCACCTTTTGGCATGCCGTCAGATACAAAGAAACCAGCTAGCCATATCGTTCCTGTCGTTCCGATATTAGCTCCGAGTACACATGCGATAGCGGCCGGTAACGGTAGCGCTCCACTTGCAACTAATGCAATAATAGCCGTAGTGGATAATGACGATGATTGCCACAATAAAGTCATAGCAATTCCACCAATAAACATATAGATTGGATTACCTAAGAAAAACTGTAGATGATCCATATTTCCCATGGATTTCATACCACCAGAAAATGTCTTAAGTCCTATATAAAATATAATAAGACCAACGAGAGTCGTAATTAAAGGGTTTCCGAGTTCCATTTTTGTGACTTTCTTTGTAAGTTTTTTGATATTATCCATACAATTATTCCATTGTAATTAAAAAAATAGCAAGCCATATAGACTTGCTATTATATATTAGGGTTTGTAGCTATAACTATGTAACAGATTTATTATATTTTAAGGTCGAAAACCTGCTTTGAACTTACGTCGAACACTACGTCTTGTAGTTGTTGTTGACACCTGTTTACGCTTTGTATTTAGCTGAGGTTGAACTACGTCAGGAGTCAATCGCTCAACTTCTGATTCGACAATATCATCCAGTTTTTTATCAAGTGAAATAGTTTCAGCCATATCACCAATAATCTCATTTACAGGAGCATCCATAATATCCTGCACTACATTCTTAATATTCATTACGTATTTCCTTTAAGGTTGAGGGGAGCCAAAGCTCCCCTTTTTTGATTAAGCTGCGTTAGCCAATTCAACTGCACGCTCTGCAGCTTTTACTTTACGAACCTGATTACCACCAAACCATTGGCTATGTAAACGATTTTCTGCATTACGACCTTGAACGTGATCAGTAATATAAGTTACTGAATTTAAAGCCTGCCACCAAGAACCTTCGGCAAATTGAGCTCCAGGCTGAGTTTCTAATGCATCATAGCAAAGTTTAGCATTACGAGAAAGATCATCGTATGATGATACTGGAGAATCAATCTTATCTTCTTTGCGTGAAGTGTTTGGATAGACATCATTGTAGTACTGAATAAGAGACTCTGCAGTAACTTTCCGGCTACCAAGAAATTCAGCCATGTCTTTGTATTTAGCAAATTTCTGAGATGCAATACCCAGTGTAGTTTTAACTGCTTCTGGATCAAATACATTACGGTGACCAACGCTCACTGAACGTTCAGCTTTTGCACCAAGTGACCATTCTAATGTATTAGCGCAAACAACCCGAACAGGAGTAAAACGAATATTAATTCCTTTACCATATTGATGTGGATTTGAAAAAAGCATATATGCTTCTACAGTATCTTCGCCAAAGACATCAAATGACTCTTTGATTTTAGCAAGGGCCCAAACATTTTGTCCGCCGCGAAGAGATCCAGCAGTATGCATCTCCATATCACCAGCCATTACATATTCTGAAAAGAATTCAAATGCTGTTTCGTTTTGAACAGGGTTCCAATCTGGACCAACATTAGTCAAGATTTTATTATCTAAAGAACGAACTAAAGCTGATTGACCAGTTTTAATAGTTTGAGTAGCGCCACTTGCGTGAGGTACATTAATTACTGCATCGTATTTTTCAACAGTCCAATCTAACCCAGCTTTTTGCATCATTTGCTGAGGAGTTAAGTCATTAGAAACTTCAGTTCCAAGACCATGCCAAGGAACGTCACCGGCATAAGCCATTTGAGCAACTCCATTGATCATTTCTACTTCATGTGCCATTTGCAAATTCCTTTGTTTTGCTTTTGATATGTATATTCTAACATAATACTAGTAAATTGTAAACCCCTAAAATGCATTTAATTTGCATTTATTTAAACTTTTTTTCAGGATCCAGGAGGAGTTGAACCTCTATCTTATACCTATTTGCAGATAGGAGAGCCTAAGCTGCAACTCAAGCTCGAAGATACACCGCAGTCGCCAAACCACTGGAACCAGAAAAAAAGTTTATATACTTCTTAAGAAGATGTAACTCGCAACTTATGTTTCCAACATCTGAACAATACATATTATCCCATCTCTACAATCATCTTTCTGGTCCGTATCATCAAAAACCAGGGCTATGATTGAAGCGATTTGAGCAGGATAGCAGAGGCTCATTTCTCTGTTGTACAAACGATTTACACCTACTTAAGAAGTATAGTTAGGACTTACAGGATAATTCCATGCCTTTTATTATGCGGCCAGATCAAACCATTCTGGATTTGTATCCAGCCAGCGATCTAGCGTTTTGCGGTCCACATTTAAGCCTGCGGCTAGATCGTTCATTTGCTGATCTTCAGCAGACTTACGAGCGGCTTCAGCTTCAGCCTCGGCCTTAATTTCTCTACACGCATTGTCAATGCATGCATTGAGTTCATCATCTGACATAGATGAAAAGTCGAAGCTACGAGCATAGCTTTTGCTATAAGCCTCGGCTGTTGAGTAGTAAGCATCCTCTTCTAGTTGGATACGGCTGAACTCAGCCAAAGTGCCGGTTGGTACACGATCTGCCCAATAAGCAGTCTGCTCAGGACCTGGAAGGCGGCCCATCCAGTTACCAGGTGCTTCAGCCTCAAAGGCATCAGCTTCGGCATGTTGAGCCAGGATGTAATCTACCAGTTGCTTTTCCATAGTATTTCTCCTTTGTTTGTATCATTATAATACATTTTAGAGTGATTGTAAACAGTTAATTTAAACGATATGTAAATTTTCCATATCTAATTCATGTTGGATACGATCTAGTACATCAGCGAAGTATTCCATTTTTTCTGCATAAACACCGCGGTGAGCAACACCGTCAATTGTGAGAGTGTATATGCCACCCCAGCCTTGCTCTTGGTTTTTGGTGTACTGTGCAACAACTGGTTTAGAGAATTTGTCAGATACCATAACATCATGTACAGCTTCGGTGAAGAGAGACTCAAGAGTGTTCATTTTAAGATCCTTATCAATTTTATTTCTTGATACCTTTATAATACATTTTAGAGCATATGTAAAGGAGTATTTTCAATGTTTTTCATTTTATTTGTATATTCCACATAACTGTTACATTTTTATTACAGCTATTTATGTATAAATAGATAGGTGAAATACATAACATTTTTGATTTTTAGTATGCTGATAATAATTAAGAAAGAAAAGTTATGATCGATCCAATCACTGCTATTGCCGCGGCGTCAGCCGCATACAAAGGATTAAATGCCATTGTAAGTGCAGGTCAGGAATTAGAAAACTGTACTAGTCAATTAGGTAAATGGTTTGGCGCTCTTAATGATATTAATAGAGCTGAAGAGCAAAGAAAAAGACCACCACTTCATGCAAAGTTAATGGGCTCTGGCTCTATCGAAGAAGAAGCATTTGCTATTCTTACTCATAAGAAGAAAATGAAAGAGCAAGAAAAAGAAATAGCTTTTATGTTGAACATGAGATTCGGTCCTAATACTTGGGATGAAATGTTAGAATTAAGAAGATCTATTAAAAAAGAACGTGAAGAAACAATTTATGCGGCTGAAGAATTTAAACATGCCATCATTGATGGAGCCATCATGGTAGCACTTTCGCTTGGAATATTGGGTTCAGTTTTTTTAGGTGTCTATCTTATCGGTTCTGTACAAACTCCTCCATGGTGGTAAAATGATACAAGTATTCATGTTAGTATTAATTATGGGAATAGGTGAAGATAGAAAACCTATTGAAGAAACATTATATTTTAAATCAATTATTACATGCAATTTGACTGCAAAAGAATTGTCAAAAAGATGGGGACACTGGTCACACATGGATCAAGTAACTGTGTATTGTGTGCCAGCGTCAGTTGATTCTAAAACTAAACTAATAGATGTTATCGACTAGCAAGTGGATTATCTAAAGCCTTTGTAATCAGATTATTTAAATCAGTTTCAATACGATTAATTTCTTTATCTACACCAGATTCCATTGACGTAATTTTAGCTTCAACCTTACTTACCATTGCATCTACTTTATCATCAAATCTATCTGAAGCAGCATCTACTGATTTACGAGAGTCATCTTTACCCTTATCAATCATTCCCTCGACTTTATCAATAGTTCCATTGACTTTAATTTCAAGTCGAGTAATCATACTTTCAGTTCTCATGATTGAACTTCTAAGTGACCCAGTTGTTTGACTAATATTTTCTTGAGTTTGAGTTACACTATCTCGAATTGTTTTAATTTGACTTTGAAATGATTCTACAATTGCTCTTGTAGATTCAAGCTCTTCACGAGTAACCGCTAATTCTTCTGTAATAGCACTTAGATCAGGAGCAACATATTCTTGAATCTGTTCTTTCATATTACGGTAATCATTGTAAAATTCAAATCCGCCCCATGCGGCTCCGCCTAATGTACTCAATGCTGTTAATAGCACAAACATCTTTCCACCTGTAAACTTTAATCCACCAAATTCTACCTCTGCCATTATTTTATTCCTTTAAAATTTAATTTCTTTTCCAACTACTATTCCTATTTTTTTATTTTCAATACTCGGCATTATAAAAAATGTTTTATATTTTAATCTTATGAGTGGTAATATATCTTTATAGTATCCACTTACAATTCCAACCTCTGCACTTAAATTATCACTAAAATCAATATCAGAAGAAACAAAATAACTCATATGTTTTTCACTATTATAAAATGCTCCAATATTATAGTCTTGATAACTAAATCTTCCATAAGGATGAAATTCATTATAGTCTTGATTCATATTTAAATGAAGAGTTAAAGCTAATCCTAATTCTAACATGCCATTACCTTAAATTCGGATATTGCAAATCTTCCATTGCACCAAATGTTGGATCATTTACAAACCATCTTGAAAATTCGTGATCAACTGTTGGCTTAGGTGGATAGAAATATATGTCCGGTACTTCCATTTCACCGTAATCAAAATCAGGTACAAACGCAATCAATGCTAACAATTGTGCTTGAATTATCATTTGCTCCTCAATTGTATCTGCGTTGTCTATTTTCTTTCTCAATCCTTCAATTTTAGCTGCAACCAATGCCTTAATCTTTTCTGTTCTACTGTCCTTTTTTTCTTTTTCACTGGGCTCTGGCTTTTCTTCTTTTTTCACAGGTTGAGTAGCATCTTCTTCAGATTCAATGGTTTCGTCGGCATCTTTATCCTCATCTACTTCTTTATCCTTTCCATCACCATCTTCAGAGCTAGTATCTTCCCCAGTGTCTTTTTCTTCTCCGTCATCACTCTCGGACTCGCTCGATTCATCATCGGATGATTCCTTACTTTTTCCATCAGTATCGGATCCAGATCCGTCATTCTTTTCTGGCTCGGCTGGTTTTTCTTGCGACTCCGACTTTGGCTCGGATCCAGACTCTCCTTTTCCTGAATCTCCTCCTCCATCTCCTTCGCTTGAGTCGGAGGTATTTGATTCAATAATTTCTGTTTCAGTTCGTCCATTTGATGAATCCTCCACTTGTAATTCTATTTGAGCTATTTCTTGTTCTATAGATTCTGTACTAATATCACTTACAGCCGGAATTTCTTCTACAATTATTGGTTGAGGAATTATAACTGGTTGAATAATAGGAATATCTGGCACTACAGTAACATTTAGTTCAGCAATAGGTTGAGATGTAATATTAGTTTCTGCTAATATTTCTTCTATTGACTCTGGAGCTGTTACTGCTACATCACTTTCTGTGCTAGGAGCAATATAATTCGGACAACCCAGATCATATTGACTATCTAATTCACATTGTTGATTATAATAAGCAACCTGATATAAAGGACAAGATGGTGAATATAATTGATCTATATTACATTGTTGATTAAGATATGCTGTATCATATCCTGGACAACCAGAATCATATAAAGTATCAGCCTCACAGGCTTTATTATAAAGATATGCTACATATGCTTCTGCATAACCCGGACACGTAGGATTATATAAAGTGTCTAAATCGCATGGATTATTTCTATATGTAAACCACATAGATCCATCTTTTACTACAGGACCATAATACCCGTTCCATTGTCCATTGTCTTGTGCAGTTGTAACAAATGTAATATCACCTAATTGTGCTGGCGTATAAATTGTTCCAGATCCTGTAAGGTGATTAAATATTTCCATATAGTCTTGTTCTACTTGCCATACAGATCCACCTTCTACTTCTTCATTTGAACTATGAGCGTTTTCCTCATACCAACTATACCATGTATCATAATTATAGGTTTTAGTTTTTACCACATTTCCTGCAGCATCTGTTAAAGTAACAACAATATTTAATGTATCTAGCTGGTCAGCATATTCACCAGTAGCTTTCATATTCTCATCAAGTCGACTTGAAATATTAGTATCACAATATATTGTAGTACCATCTGATTTAGTTACGTTAAAACACCCATTAATATATTTCCAGCTATAGTGTATTTTATCTAAACTTATTCCAGTACCAGCATCTGAAAGAGCTTCATTTATAGCCATTCCTAATGCAAAACTATCGGCGCATGGTCCCCATTGTAAGGCATTTCCACCCCATGTATTACTAGTTGAAGGTATTAAATTTAAGTGTGTTGATCCACCTACACATGAACCCATTGTCATAGTGCCATCAGTAAGATCACCGATTTCTGGACTAGTTGTTATTGATCCATCATTATTTGTCACGTACGTAGGTGCACCACCAGAAGAGGTCGGTGTACTTGCAGATTCTAAAACTAAATCTTGAGAGCTAGCCGGCCGCGGCAAGCAAAAGAAGCATAAGAAGAGCACCGCCAATAGCACTTTTGCCAGTATCCCATTGCCTTTTCTGAACATCTGCTTTTGTCTCCGGAATAATTATTGCAGGAATTTTCTTTTTGCCTGATGGCTTTTTCCATTCAACCTTTGCGTCTTCACCAATTTTACCATAAATTGGACAAGGTGTTCCTGCCATTCCCATAGCATCGTATACTCTACGGTCTTGACATAAGACCGATACTGCCGCAACTTTCATTCCAAAGTCATATAATGTTTTTGATATTTTAAGTCTTTCACAATTCTGATCGGTAACAGTTTCTCCGGTTGATATACCTAAAATTTGTGTCTGCACTGCTCCCGATATACCAACAGTACACAAGTCTTGAGAACTACCTCCAGCACTTGGAGAAATAGCACTTGGTGGTGGAGAAATTACAATTGTTCTACCTTTAGAGTCGGTTTTGCTTTTACTATCAGTTGTGGAGTCTATTACAGTTTGTGCATACAAAACAATAGGCTTTGATGCACATGCTGCTAGTGTTAATAATATCAATATCAATAGTTGTTTACTCATAGTTAAACTCCTGTCTATCGATACTATTTATACAAAAAAAGAGAGTCGGAAGACTCTCTTTTTTATCAAAAATAAGTACGACTTTTCTGTTGCTAGGTAAGTCGCCAACCCCCTGTGTTAGGCTGCTATTGCAACGTAACCAGATGGAGCACAATTATTGTTTGCACTTGTAAAGTTCTTCGCGTTAACCCAGCTTAGATCGGGATAGTCTCCATGTTTCCGTCAACACCTGTCGATCCTATTTCAGCCCCATCAAAAAGACACGAATAAGTAATGGTCCAATACGATAATTTTTATATGGATTACCGCTATTGTATCTAAAATCTCCCCATTGAAAAGGTTCTCCTTTAGTCCAACTTATCCAATGAAAGTCCATTCTTTAGTGTCCTTATGGTGGAGCTGCGCGGTACTGCCCCGCGGTCCAGTATGCATCTAGTTAATATCATCAACTACATAGTATATATAATAGTTTAAACATACACAGAATTAAATTGTTGAGTACATCGAATAAATGTAGTACACTTACTTAATTGTTTAAGGTTAGAAGCGCCGGCATACGTGCAAGTACTACGTATTCCACCAAGAATATCTTGAATAGTGTTTTTTATTTCGCCACGATACGGTATCAAAACAGTTCTACCTTCACTCGATCTGTAATTTTTAAGACCTCCAAAGTGTTTATTATTTGCAGTATCCGAACTCATTCCATAGAATTGTACGAATTGTTTCTCTTCAATCTTTGGCGCATTAGGTTCTTCAAATACTTCATTTGTAAAATAATGTTTGGTAATTACTTCACCGCCGCCTTCATCGTGTCCAGCTAACATCCCACCAAGCATAACGAAGTCGGCTCCTGCAGCGAATGCTTTAGCCACATCTCCAGGGCATGTACATCCACCATCAGCAATGATATGGCCTCCAAGACCATGCGCGGCATCAGCGCACTCAATAACAGAAGACAACTGAGGATAACCAACACCCGTTTGAATCCGAGTAGTGCAAACACTCCCAGGACCAATGCCCACTTTAACAATATCGGCTCCATTTAAAATTAACTCCTGTGTTTGATCTGCTGTAACTACGTTTCCAGCAATGATTACAATTCTGGGATAAAGACTTCTAAATTCTTTTATAAAATTACTAAATCTTACAGTATATCCATTAGCAACATCAATACATACATATTTTAATTGATCATCAACTTGCTCGTAAACTGTTCTAAACTTTTCATGATCTCGATCACTAATACCAATACTCATTGCAGTATATTCAGTACGCAAATTATTATCACTATCAAAATAATCTACAAGATCATTAACGCTATAAGTTTTTACTAAACACGTGAAAGCAGATTCAAGTGATAGTTTATCTGCCATTTCAAATGTACCAACACCATCCATGTTAGCTGCCATAATAGGAATACCCTCGTAATTATATGGTGCAGTACTATTTGGATAATCTGGACTATAATTTAAAAAAGTAAATTTACGTTCTAAATCAACTTCTTTTCTTGATTCAAGCGTGCTTCTTTTAGGACGAATAAGCACATCTTTATAGTCAAGCTTCATATCATCATCAATGCGCATTATAATTCCTCGTCATGTATATGCAATTGAATAAGAGCATAATGAAGAATTTTCATTAAGTCTTTACGAGCATCATCTCGAGTACCTTTATTTCCATATCGATTAGCATACTTATCGACGTTACCCATACAGAATCCTGTGCCATGTCCTCGGTCAATAATTACTTCAGTTGATTGAAATTTATTAGTGGAATAATGAGCTCCATATGTACTATCAATATATTTTTGAAACTCTTCAATATATTGATTTTCGTTAAATTTATAATCAATAATGTTTTTCATTCAATTTCCTCTAATTCATAATATTCCATTACTTCATTTGTTTGAGATTTTGCTATTGCTTCTGCTTTATCCCAATCAGCTTTATCTAATTCAAACTCTATTATTTTATCTATTCTAACATTTTCAACATCTGGCCAACCAAGACTTTTAAGTGCATATGTTACGGTTTGACCTGCATTATCCAAAATACCTCTACGAATACATATCATAGCTTTATATCTCATGGCATTGTAAATAAGGCTCTTACACCACTGTCTTTATCTGTAGGTTGTCTAGCAAACACTACCCACTTGTATGCGAACATTGTTTCTTTTGTAGTACAAAATTCTTTGAAAGATGTGCCTGTTGTATACACATCATCAACTACTAGCCATGGATGTTTTGGTTCCCATTTAGAATATTTTTGAAGAGCATTTTGTAATTTAACACCACCTCTAGGAATACCAACAACCTTTGAAAATGGTTCCTTTTGATAGTCCATAATCATTGATGCTAAACAATCCCATTCTTTATCAGATACAGCATCCATTTCTATTTTCCATTCCATAGGAATGCCTGCGTGGGAAGTAAATTTTTGTTTTTGAAATAAATCCATTTTTTATCCACTTATATAAGGCGTGTCGCCTACTTTTGCTCTTCGCCATTCTTTTTGGTTAAACATTTTTCCTTGAAGTTCTGTTATGTGACTTATCTCATTATCTATATTATCTTTACTACTTTGCTTTTTTACAGTAAGTCTTTTCATTGTCAATCTTTGTAACCTATATGCAAGAGCACTTTCAATCCAATGAATATCTTCTAAATTTAATTTCCAGCTATCGAGATTAGGCTTTACCATTACTTGCTCATTCCTTGAGGATCATATTGTTCACCATTATATGCCGGATACTGATCATCCTCAACTCCAGAATTACAGCC